TTCTACGGAAGGATAGTAGCCCAGATTGTGAGTGATGGTCCAGGTTGCGCGGGGCTCGATCTGGTCGTACTGGACGGATTTTAGGTTGGTTCGTGTGGTCAGGACGCTGGCCGGCGACTCAGGAACCACGGGCTCGGGTGGTGTGATCACCGGAGGAACGTAGTTGGTGGGTTGGTTGGGATCTAGAACAGTATTCTGCTCCAGAAGGATGTCCGCCACTGTGGATTCGGAGAGCTGATTACTCGCCTCGGCCCATGCCTGCCAACCCCACATCTCCTCATTATACGTATTATGTGCCAACTGATCCTTCGAGTCGGCCTGCCCGGCACGAAAGTTACGCAGGGGGCCGGGATTCACGCGGTTGGAGTTTGAGAGGTACTCAGGCTGGGAGAGTTGCTGGCGGACTAGCGATGTCGCCTGCGTGTCGGTGCTCCTGTAGTCGCTGGAGGCCCTGAGCCTCTCCCACTCCTCGAATGGGTTCTTCGCTACGGCCACAACCTCCCCCTCCTCTATACTAATTTTAAACAAAGGGGTTTAAAGGATTTGACATCAGACAAACACTATGGCTGTAAGCAAGATGGCGCGAGATGCGGCCTCGGGAGCCGCCGTTGAGGCGGAGGACGACTACTTTGATTTTGGCGATCCGGAGATCGTGATTGTAGAGATCTCCGAGGGAAGGTTTCTGACACTCCGGGAACCCTCCGCGAGCGATCTTATAGAGATCTCCAAGATCTCGGATAATAAGAACATCTCGGATGTGGAAGCCACTCTTCAGACGATCTGCATCCTCCACGCTCCCGAGCAGGGCCGGAGAAGACTGTCCCTCAAGGACGCTAAGAGACTCACCGCTCGTCAGCTGAAGGCTCTTGGAGGAGCCATCAACAGTCTTCTGGGCCTTGGCGGAAAGGGGGAAGGGAGTGGGGAAGAAGGTGAGTAACGGTGTCGCTCTCGGCGCGAAAGAACAGCAACTACACCGTGTCGGTGTTTGACTCCAGATCCCGAGAGATCCGCTTTCGGGACATAAAAGGTTCCGATCTGGAGTACCTGGACTCCATGTTCGCGGAGGAGAATAGCGAACTCTCCTTCGATCAGGTTGTCGAACTTCTCTCCACTCTCTGCACGAGAGACCTGGATTTTAGGTCCCTGACCCAGAGAACCATCATGCAGATTTTTGATATTGTCAAGGAGCACATACTCTGCAACTACATGACTAAGATTGACTGGCTGAGACGGTGTTACGGAGTGCAGAATGGTTCGTTTGCTGGAGTCTCGGATATGGAGCAGATTCCGCTTAGCAAATTCACCGTGATGTCCCAGATCCACCTGGAGGCAATAGAGAACATAAAGACTCCTACATGACAGATACGGAACGACTGAAACTGATCCTTATCCTGTGCTCGATATGCCTCAGGAGCGACGTACCCGAACTGAAGTCGTTTGTCAGCGTAAACTCGAGGTACGTCACCACCAACGACTTCAACAAGATCCTGAGGAAGTCGATGAAGATACTGGAGTTTAAGAGGTGCGGAGCGATCTCCTGCCCCGACTGGCTGATGAACGAGCTCTTCCAACTCTACAAGGTGGACTCGACCGACTAAACAGGTCAAAATCAGCCATTTGTTTAAGGATAATAGTGAAAGATATAGTGTCTTCAAATCTCTATGGCCAATCCAATTAGAATCAATGCTGCGACATTGAATCGGCCCGGCGTGTTCGTAACACAAGCCTCGACAGGTGGCCTACCCCAACCCATCGCTACTCACGCGGTAGGCTACCTTTTCGGCAGCACGCCCACCGAGGACTACTACGAGGGCAATGCTCTCAACAAGTACTCCGTACTCGAGCCTTACAAACCCACACAGATAGGCTCGGTGGACGACTTTGTCGAGAAGATCGGGGGCAAACCACCGACCTCTAATAAGGGTGCCCTGGCTTCCTACGACGCCGTTAAAGCCTTCTTCGACAACGTCGGGGTAAATGGCATCCTCTACTTCACCCGCGTTTCCCCGACTCCGGAGACAGTGGTTGATTTGGGAGCCTCCGCGGCGGGTGCTGGGTACAATGCCTTCGCCCTCAAGATCAATGGTCGTTACTTCGGAACTCCTATCGGAGTGAATGATGCTGATGGCGACGAGATCCGCGTTATCACCACCACCGCCCTCGACCAAGTAGATAATTCAAGGGACATCTACTCGTTCCTCGCTGACAACGGTGATAATTTCTCCGACTTCTATCGCATCGAGCAGAACGCGACCGAAGCCATTGCCGGTAAGTTCAGAATCTTCTCAAGGGACACCAGAAATCTACCTGAAGTCGAGAGATTCGTGGCTTACCAGTTCAACGATACAAGCTACGCTACTCCGCTCGACCTCAACAACCAGTTCGTGGTCAAGTTCTACACATCGGTGAAAGAGCTGGATTTCCGCTGCGTGGCGAGAGACATCACCACCGGTGAACCCATCCTCCACCTATCAGGTAGCGCTCTGAGTGCTTTCGTGCTGCAGAGTTCTACGGAGTACACCGCCACCCCGGCCAATTTCAATCCCACGGCCAATACCATCACGCTAAACTCCTCGGCAGGACTTGCCGACGATGACCGTGTGGTACTGGAGGGTACCGACGACGGAGGTCTGGCTTCCATCGGTTTTGGCACGGTATACTTCGTGGTCAATAAGTCAGGCGACGATATCCAGCTCTCCGGCTCCTTGGGTGGAGCGGTTATCAACTTCTCTGGCACCCCGGGCGCCAACGTCACGGTGAGAAAGCTCGCCTATGACGTTTCGGCCGATCAGTCGGACATCGTCAAGAACTTCCTGATCAATCAGAACATCTACGCCTCCGAATCCGCGATCCCCTCGGGCAAGATTGTGGGCGTGTCGAAGGACCTCACCTCCGCTTCCGCTTCGTACGTGCGGTGGGCAGACGCTGACGCCAACTACTGGAAGTACGATTCCCTAGCATTCTCGCTGTTCCAGAACACCGTCGAGGTTGCGGGCACAGAAGTCCCCTTGGGGATGGTGGTTACCTCTGGAGGAGTTACAACTCGCTCCGGATACCTTCCTGATTCCGTCCAGGTCTTCTACGTTGAGGTTGCCGGTGAGAACCGTGCCATCATCGTGAACGGAGCTACCCCTGACGAACTGACGACCAACCTGGTCGCCGAGATCAACAGCATCCTGCAGGAGAAGGAGCTAGATGGCTACTACTCCGTCGAAGCTGTAAACTCCGGCTCGCAGATCGGATCGACCGACGAGTACGCCCCCAATAACGGCCACCAACTAAGCACCAAACTGGTCTCGGGTGCTGGAACCCCTTACATCCGTCCAGAGCTGGAGGATATCGCTCTCTCCGGCCTCTTGGGTATCAGCGTGGGTGGAGTGGTCACAGGTGTAGGAACCGAGTTCCTCACAGAGTTGGCGATCGGCGACACCATCGTGGCTAATGGCATCAGATTCGTGGTTGGTTCGGTGACTTCGGACGACGAGGCTACCGTAACTCCTACCGGGACAGGCATTCCGGCCGGTACCCCAGCCACCCTGGACAAGTCCATACCCAACGGTTTCTACTCTCACGACTACGTTCTGAGAGTGAAGATTACCTCCAAGAACGGGGTATCCTCCCCGATCTACCCTGGCCGTAATAGATTCGGTGTGCTGGATGGTAATGTTGTCAAACTCAACTCCATCGACCAGAACGCTGGCTACGAGTCCTACAAGCTCACGGTGACGGCTAAGTCCAACGACTTCATGTACGCCATCGAGCAGGGCATGGGATCTAGAGTCCTCTCACCTGGCTTCCTATTCGCTCCCGAGGCTTACACCGTGCTTTCCTACGAGGTAGGGGCGGGTGATTTTGCCAGCAAGAACGAAGCTCGCCAGGAGCGCCTCAAGATCACCCAGACGCTTACCAAAGCCGCCGAGGGTAAACTTGGCACCACTGAGGGTATCGTGGGCACCCAGCATATCGCCTACATCGACTGCGGTGCGGACGAGATGTCTCTCAACGAGGCCCAGGACGAACTCTACGGCATCAAAGCCGCCGTGGGAGTGCCTTTCGGCCACGCGGCCTTCTACGCTCCCTACGTAAAGAATCTCGACGATCGCTACATTGCCCCTTCCAGCTACATGGTGGGCATTGCCTGCTCGAGATACACCAACGAGGGCTTCCAGCAGCCTCCCGCCGGCGCTCGCTACCCACTGAGAGGAGCCATCGGACTCAAGTTCGACATCTCCGCCCAGCAACAGGAAGTGACCTACGCCCTGGGACTCAACCCTATCCGCTCGCTTCCCAACCGTGGAATCGTGGCCTGGGGTGCCAGAACCCTCTCCCCCAACCCGCTCTTCAGATTCATCAACACACGTGCCATCCTTAACGTCCTCATCGATGTTATGGGTCGTAGCTTCGACGACATCCTCTTCGAGCAGATCGACTCAGCGGGTACCGTGTACGCGAGAGTGAAGTCTATCGCCTCTCAGATTCTGGGTCAGTTCTTCCGTCAGGGAGCGCTATTCGGATCGAGACCCGAGCAAGCCTACCTGGTCGTGTGCTCGTCAGCGAATAACAACACCACCGACCTGGAAAATGGCACGGTGAGATTGGACGTTTACGTGGCTACAAGTCCAACACTCGAGCGTCTGCTTCTGACCATCGTCAGAACTCCGGCTGGCCAAGTTGCTCAACTGAGCGATAGCTTCTCCAGAAACGAGGCAAGATTCAGTTCTCTGCTTAACTCCACAAACGTATTCTGATAGATGAAAGAGCACGTACTCAACCACAAAGAACCGCTCTCTTCCCAGCAGCCTAAAAAGGTTGTATTCATAGAGATGTTCAGAGCAGGTCCCCAGATCTCCTCCACCGGTCAGAAGTTAGTCTTTACGGAGAGTGACCTCGATCAGGTGGTGGGGTCTTACAACCCCGATACTCACGAGGCTCCTCTGATAATCGGTCACGACCAGCAGGACGATACTCCGGCTCTAGGTTGGGTACGTAAGATCTGGAAGAAAGGTCAAGAACTTTGGGGTAAGGTGGAGCTTACCCCTAAAGCCGAACAACTCATCAAAGATGGGGTGTTTAAGAAAGTAAGTAGCTCATTTTACCTGCCTGAAGCTGAAACGAATCCTACACCTGGGAAACTCTCCCTACGCCATCTTGGTTTAGTTTCTATTCCGGCAGTCAAAGGACTAACTGCTTTTTCGGAGTTATCCGAACAAGAAACGATCACAATTACCCCCTCCGAAGGGGAGTCTTCTATTTCGTTTAAAGAACACTTAGGAAAAAATCAAACTATGGCTAGGAAGAAAACCAAACCAGAAACTCCCACTTCGGTTGCTTCGGTTGTCGAGCACAACGAGGGTGGGGGAATGACCGTGAATATCAACATTGGTGGTGGTGATAAGCCCAAAGCCAATGTGTACGATGATAGCGGCAATAGGATTTCCGAGACCGGTGCTCCTGCGGAGTACGACATGGACTACGGTATGGAGTCCGACTCCGAGGACGACGCCTCGGCTATGGATCCGGGCGACGGAGCATCCGACAGCCTAGGGCTGGAAGATGGCGCCGACGAAGGTGCTGATGCCGACCCCACCGCTGACGGTGACATGCCTTCTCAGGATGGTGAGGCACCCGACGCGGAAGCCGGCATGGATTCCGGTGATGATGCTACCGATGGCGGGACCGATGACGGATCCGCCGGGCCTTCTACTGATGGCGACACGGGTTCCGGCATGGAAACCGAGGATATCTCGGGAGATATGCAAGGAGATGATCAGAAGATCGCCCAACTCGCGTCTAATTACGAGATAGACGAGCTGATTAAGGCCCTGGCTCTTAAAACTGATGCTGCCTCCATGATGGAGGGTGAGGGAATGTCTTATGGCGAGATGCCAGAGGGACTCAAGAAGGCTATGGAAGCTAAGAAGGGTGGTGAGAGTGAGAAGGACGACGAGGAGGAAGAGGACAGCAAGGACATGGGAGAAGCTGTGAAGGAAGGTGAGAAGCCCTCCGACGCTGGCCAACCGCCCTCCGAGGACGTGAAAGGCGCTGACGAACCCAAGGGAGAGCAGGTTTACTCCGAGGAGGAAGCTACCGAGGAAGACGAGGAAGTTTCCGAGCACGGTGAAGGCTGCAAGGACTACGAGGAGGATGAGGAAGAGAAGAAGAAAAAGGAGATGATGAAGGGAGACATGTCGGAAGAGACCGTTTCAAAAGAGGCTACAGGAACTCTGGATCATAGCGAAACCGCTATGGGAGTTCGGGGACAGAATGACCTTCAGGCCCGGGTAGCCGAATTGGAAGAGGAACTTGCCAGACAGAAAAAACTCATGAGAGAGAAGGAAATCTCTGATTTCTGCGAGACTCTATACGATGGTGGTAAACTGACCCAGCAGATCGTCTCTAAGACGGATCTCGTCCGGTTCATGGAGACCCTCAATAACAAGAACTCGGTGAACTTCTCTGAGACAGGCAAAGCCTCTCAATTTGACTTCTTCAAAGGTGTCCTGGAGAACCTACCCTCCATGGTCAGCTTCGAGGAATTCGCGACCCCAGCTTCGGCTCCACCAGCCAAGAAGCAAGTCACGCCTTCGGCTGATGGGTACGTCTACGATCCCGCCACAGCGGACCTTCACGCGCAAGCTCTGGAGTACTCCGAAGCGAAGGGTGTCGAGTACACCATCGCTCTGAAGGCTGTTCTATCTAACTCTTAAGGAGATCCAAAACATGGCTAATGACCCACGTTACATGTCCTTCGATCACCAGTATGTGGAGACTGTGACTGTCACCGACAGCACCGCTCTCACATCAGGTGTCGACGCACATCGCTTCATCAAGCGCACTGGCGCTTACCCCGTCGCTGGTGGCTACGCCGCTGGCGTGAATGTCTACCGCATCTACGGCCAAGGCGAACTGAACGCCAACGGCTACCAGGTGGATGACGGTTCGACTCTGGTCTACGAGGGACAACTGAACCCCTCCACCACTCCGTACAAGCCCGGCGTATTCCCCTATCAGGGACTCGCCACCGTCGTTACCTCTGGTATCGTCATTGTCGAGGTGGACGCGGCCGCTGCCGCTTTCGGTGTAGATGACGCTGTCTACGCCACTACCGCTGGAAGGGCCACCAAAACCGCCGGTGCTGGTGTCGTTCTTGGCCGTGCTCTTGACGCTTCTGCTGCCACAACCGCTGGTCAGTACATCCGCGTTAAGCTCGGTAACGAAGCCGGCGCTTGATAGATACTAAAGGAGAGTAACCAACTATGATGAATCTTGATCAGGTACGCGTAATTGACCCCATTCTTACGCAACTAGCTCAAGGGTACAAGAACGCTGAGGGTGTGGCTACCTTCTTCGCTCCCGCGGTATCTATGAATACTCGCGCTGGACGTACCCTGGTATTCGGCAAGGAGGCTTTTGCGGCTCAGTCGTTCCTCCGCGCTCCTGGAACCAACATCCAGAAGATCCAGAACCAATTCGGAACTCGCTCGTTCGCCCTCCGTCAGGAAGCGATCAGCTGGGAGATCGCCGAAGAGGTCGCTGCTGAGGCCAAGAACGGCGCCGCTCAGATCGATCTTCGCCAGTTCGCTGCTAAGGACGCCGCCAACCGTCTGATGCAGTCCTGGGAAGTTCAAGTCGCTGACCAGGTGACCGACGCCGCTCAGTACGAGACCAACAACGTGCTGAACCTCGCCACCTACAACGGCGGTGCCGACCAATTCAACAGCCCTACCGCTGACGTGGAAGTGCTGATGGACGACGCCAAGGAGCAGGTGCGTAGCCAGATCGGTGTATATCCGAACAAACTGGTGCTTTCACCTGACGCCTTCAACGCCCTGAAGCGTAACAAGAGAATCCGTGACTTCATGCAGCGCGGTGTGCTTGTCGACGAGAAGACTCTGGCCCAGATCTTTGGTCTGGACGAGCTTCGCGTGGCTCGCAGACTGAAGCTGAATCAGGCCACCGGTGCGCTGGAGAACATCTACAACAACACCGCGATCCTCTTCTACCATCCTTCATCCTCCACCGACGGCTTCATGCCCGCCCTGGACGCCAACTACGGCAACCCCGCCTTCGCCTACACCTACACTCTGAGTGGTTATCCCATCTCCACTCCTGAGCGCTTCAACATCGAGCGCAGAGTGTTCACCGGCGACATCCTTGTCGAGCGTAGCTTCGAGCTCGTCGGCATGGGTGAGAACGGAAAGTGTGGCGCTGGTTTCATCTTCCAGAACCCCGTCGCTTGAGCCATCTGGCTCCGACTCCTTGGAGGCCTCCGGGCCTCCTTTTTTTGTGCCTACCAACTCCGCGAGTTCCTTCCTAAACTCCGAGAGTGCTCTGATATTGGAGTTATAGATGCTACTCTGCTCGCTATCCACAAACAGCATCTCTAACTGTAGCGCCAGGTGGTGTTCGGACGAGAGGAAGGCGTCCAGCTCCTCGAGCATTGTCTCTAGGATCCCGGGCTCGATGCCCCCGATCGCCACTATGGCTTTTTTCAAGTACGATATGCTCTTCTTCAGCACGAAGGTGTCCGAGGTGGGATCTCGCTTGAGGGCCAGTCTGAACGAGGTCAGATACGCGTTCATCAGAGTCTTGACGCTTTTTCCCATGGATTTTGTTCCTATCATACCATAGTTTAAGGTTAGTACAGAAGCAATGGGATCTGGATCGTGCCAAATTCTCCATATCCGGATAAGTTCGGAATAGCCGATAACTGCAATCCAGCCACGGTGGATTATTTTGTAGAGGCTTTTGGCTACCAGGAGGCCATAGAACTCTCCAACATAGACAATCCTACCGGAAATAGCATAAACGGCGATAAGATCCAGGTGGCTCTGAATGACGCCGCCGTACTGATAAACAACTACATCGTCACGGCACCGCCTCAGGGCAAGATCCTCATCGCGGGTTCGTACCGCCGCACGCAGGCGATCCTTGCCAGATGGTACCTCGACGTTCTGAGACCTCGACAGCAGGTCATAGA